CCCCATAACCCTGCCCTTTTGGCATCCTCAACTGAGAACTTAGCAACCACCGGCTTGCGGCCACGGCGCTTGGCCACGCAGACTGCCACAGGGTTGGGCGTGTTCTCATTCTCAAAGTATTCTTCGATGTCCTCGCAGTGTGGCGATGCCTGCACTAAGGCCATTGCTGCGTCACCATAAACGCTGGGCTTCCCATTTATGACCGCGATGTTTTGCAGTGCCTGCATGGGTGCCAGGCCGATCTCAGCGCCCCACTGCATGGCCACCAGCACATCCAGTGGCTTGCCGGTATAGGCCTTTGGCACCAGGCTGGACGATGCCAGCTCCTCGGCAAACTGCCTGGCTTCGGTAAAGGTGGTGGGTGCGAATCCTTGTCTAGTGGTTAGTTGCATCATCATCTCCTTGGTGTGGCAAAAAGGCTTGCAGTGTGTACAGAATCAAAGCGGTAAAACTCTCCACGACTTCTTCGGCTTGCTCCTCGCTACATTGCGGAATGGCATTAAGCAGGGAAACAACAGCGCGTGCGTGTGCTTCTTCGAGTTTGGTTGGGTCGCGCCAGATCATGCGATCTCCTTAATCGATAGCGTTGACTGCCGAATGCTGTAGGCTTCTTTCGCAGGCACGATCTTCTCTGGCGTGGCCTTGTAACTACGCATTGGCCAGCGGATCTCAAAGCGTCCAATGCTGGCCTTGGCGGCCTGGCCCATCATTGCCTTGAGCTCAGTCTCTGCTTCGCTGCGGCGGGCCTCAGCTGCCTTGATGTCAGCGTTGGCGGTGACAATCTGATCGACCAATTGCTCGGCTCGACCAGGCAGGTTGACCACCACGTTTTCGTCGGCTGCTGGGTACATACGGTCGGCATCCTTGGGATTGGCTGGCGGGTAGAAGTCAATCTCGCCTGTGGCCTTGTACTTCTCGAGCTTGTTCTGGAACTCCAGCACCGCAGTCTTGATGGTGTAGAGCGTCTGCTGGTGTGGCTCAAAGAGGAAGATGCGCAAGGTGGTGCCTTGGTACAGCACGGCCAGCGCTCCCCACTTGGCCTGCATAATGTCCATCTGTGCCTGCAACTGCACCGGCCCACGGTACAGAGCTGGGATTTCCTCGGGTGCCACAGCGGTTAGCTTGGCTTCGAGTACGCCAAACCCGTCGAGCATGATCTCATCCTTGCCGACCACGATGATGCCTGCGTCGGTGTCGGTGCGGATCTTCTGGCCACGGCCATGCGCGTAACCATCCAGGCTGCAGGCCAGCGGCAGGGTGTCGTGGTAGAAGGCTGAGTCGAACTCGGTGGACAGCTCGAACAATTCCAAGCGCTTGGCAGTTTCGCGCAGGATGATGCTCTCAAGCCGGTCGCCCCAGGCCATTGCTTCGTTCTGCTTGTCTTCGCGTGGCACACCCTTGGATGCGTTGATTGAGAACTGCAGCTCATCATTGGGTGTCTGGTATTTGGACAGACCCAGCAGCGCAGGCAAGCGGCTGGCGCTCATCATGTAATCAGGTGTTTTCTTTCCGCTCATTTGTTCATCTCCTTAAGGGTTTTTTCAACAGCACGCGCAAACTCTTTTTGCTTTTCTTCGCTGCAATAGTTCTGCAAACAAATGCCAGCATCAGCAATCAGCTCTGACAGTTGCTCATCAGAAGGTGACTTCCAATCTTGCTTAAGCTCGAGAAATTGATCTTCGGTAATAAATTCAACCGCATCAATGGCAGCAATGGTTTCTACCAATTGCTCACGAAAAGCCATGAACTGAGGTTTGTCTTTGATATGAACTGGGTTTTTTTCTACATCGAACCACAGTCGTTGGTTTTCGTACATCCACTCAAAAATTTCCGGTACGGAAAAATTAAGGTGTAGTTCATACCAGTCTTCGGTCGTGTGCCAATCAAGCGGAATATCAAAATCCTCATTGTTAATGTAGCCATATAATTTCAATTTGCCATCTTTGAAGTCGTTATGTATTCGCCCATCTATCTCAATAGTTTTCATTGTCATGATTATTTCTCCTCGGTGAGTTTGTAGATCCGCACCACTCGAGCGTGCGCGGCCTTGTGGGTGGCTTCGGTAAAGCCAATTGCTGTGAATTTTTTACCTCTGAAAACAGCGCCTAACACCGATGGGTGCAGCTCTGCAGGCAGGTTGATGGCAGCTCGAACATCATTTATCGATACGCTGCCCTGGCTCTTGGCAATGTCGGTGGCAATGCGCCGACAGTGCGTCAGGAAGTCAGCGTCGCGTTGCTCAAAGAGCGCTAGCTGTGCGTCGCGCAGGATCTGGCCGGTAATCATATAACCCCCGCCACAAAGAACAGGGCAAAGATCACGGCCATCCCCAACAAAAACCCATTAAAGAAATCGTCGCTCATGCTGCACCTCGCTGGATCAGGTTGGAGACTTGCGCTGGCAGCCACTTGGTATTGCCGCGGGCTGTCTGTACGCCACGGGCTGACAGAGCTGCTGCGATCGCACGTAGGCTGGTGGCACCAGAGCGCTGGATGTCGGCAATCACGGGCATCACCTTGGCTGCGAATGCGTCAGCGTTGGCACGGCCAGCGGCTGCGCCTGCGATTGCTGCCTGCTGCAGGTTAGGGTTGCCCAGGCGAACACCACGGGCCTTGGCGGCCTGCAGTGCTGCCTTGGTGCGGCGGCTGATCTCCTCGCGCTCATGCTGTGCGACCACAGCGCGGATACCAAACTCGAGGGTGCCAGCGTGCGGCATATCGGCTGCCACGATCTGCACACCAGAGTCGCGCAGCGTCAGCAGGAAGGCTGCCTGGCGGGATAAGCGGTCGATCTTGGCGATCAGCAGTGCGCTGCCGGTGGCTTTGCACATGGCGATGGCAGCGGCCAACTGTGGCCGGTCATCATGCTTGCCTGATTCAATCTCGGTGAAGCTGTGGATGATTCCATCAGCGTAGGCTTTGACTTGTGCCTGCTGGGCTTCGAGGCCTAGACCTGATTGGCCTTGGCGCTCGGTAGAAACTCGGAAGTAGGCGACGTAGGAGGTCATGATTAAGCCTCCACGCTGTCAAGTAAAGCATCTAGTTTCTTGTTCAGCGAATCAATCTTGCGCTGCGCTGCTGGCTTTAGACACACTTGGCTGCCAGAGTGGTATGCCTTGTCGCCGCCAACGTAGTTGCTGGCATTGTGTTCGATCATTGAGATTTGGCGCTCAACATCGATGATTTGCTTTGCTAGTGGTGACATCTCAATCTCCCTGTATCTCGGTGAGGTTGCGGTCTTGAGTGACCGTAGACAGAAGATCTCATATATCGCAGCGATATGTCAACACCCCAAAGCAAAATAATTTGTAGTGCTATCAAATTGGCAACCGTTGACGGTGTTACGGTGGCTGTCATATATTCCGGCGATACATTGCAAGGGGGCAATATGAAAGAAGGCAAGATGTTTTTGATGCGTATGCGGCCAGAGGTCAGGCAATTGCTTGACCAGGCTGCAGCCGAGCAGCGCAGGACACGGGTGTCGATCCTTGAGGAATTGATCCTCGAGGCTTATGGCAAGCGGTATGAGACTACGCAGGACAGGCTCAACAAACTACTGGGGGCTCGGTGAACGGTCGCGGCAAACGGAACAAGGGCGCAGCCGGTGAGCGAGAGCTGGCAGGCATCCTGGCAGACCAGCTCGGGCGCGTGGTCAAGCGCAACCTGGGGCAGGCTAGAGATGGCGCTGATGACATCACCATCGAGCATTTCAGACTGGAGGTAAAGCGCCAGGAACGGTTGCAGATTGATGCCTGGTCGCAACAGGTGGAGGCCTGCGCGAATCCCAGCGAGGTGCCGGTGGTAGTCTACAGGCGCAACGGGCAGCCCTGGCGGGTCTGTCTTTTACTCGAGGATTTCATACCACTTATGCGCGATCAATTAACTGGAGGAAACAATGCAGAGCAACTTGAAGCTGGCGACCGATGAAATGCCACCAAAGAAACAGAAGAAGCAGGACACGACACCAAGTGTCTGGAACCCAAACTTTAAGTATCAGCCTGCTGGCACGGCGATGGATCTAGCTGCCAAGTTCAAGCGCATCCAGCGTGAGCAGGCCAAGGCTGCGAAACAGAACAAGGTACGGCGGGTCAAATGATCAGATTCTGGAGAGTGTTTCGGATGTGGCGGCATTCAGGTCTAGGCATCATGGCTGCGATCAGGCAGGCCAAGCGGTACGCACGCAGGCATGGTGGCCGCAGGCTATGAACACTGCCAGCACTGCGACAGGGCTCACTGGAAGCCACGCACGGTGCTGGTGGACGGTAACCAGGTCTGCACGCACAGCGAGGCCTACAGGCACGATTGCGAGGCTCGGTGGGCATTGAAGCTGCCGGACAAGGCAAGGAAACCAAAGATAACGAAGCTGGAGTACCTAGGCCTTGTGGAGCAGCAGCGGGGCTATGAGGAGCGAGTAAGGCTGCGAAATGAAATGTTAAGGAGATATAAAAGTGGAAAAACCACGGAAGGCACATAAGTTTTTGGACGCGCTGATCGAAGAACTGCCCGCGAGGAATGATGCGCACATTGCAAGGAAGCTGGGCTGGCCACAGGGCTATGTGAGCAAGCTGCGGCACGGCCACGCTGGTGTATCGGCCAACCGAATCCTCGAGCTGCACGATGCCACAGGCTGGGAGATCAGCCGGATCAAGGCACTGCTGTGATCTGGCTATTTGCTGGGTTGCTCATGATGGGCGCTGGTGTAGCAGTGCTGGTGATGGCAGTGCTGCTGTGGATAAGTCTATTCAGTGGAGAAGAACAATGATCCACTACCACGGGCTGCCAATAACACCAGCCACAGCGGCTGTGCAGGCCATTGATGGCGGCCATGCATTTGTTAGCTTTGTGCATTCAGATCAATTGTCGATTGCGTTGGAGGTTGCGCAGTCATTTGCCTTGGATAACGGCGCATTCTCGGCCTGGCGCAGCGGTAAACCGGTGACTGATTGGGGTGACTACTACGAATGGATTGCTGAGTTACACCGATACCCAGGCTTTGACTTTGCCGTCATTCCTGACGTTATTGACGGTGATGAGGCTGCCAATGATGCTCTGCTTGATGAGTGGCCGTGGCGTAACTCAGCGCCGTGGGTTGGTGCGCCTGTGTGGCATTTGCATGAGTCGCTAGAGCGCCTCGAGCGTATGGCGTTGAGCTGGCCACGCATTTGCCTTGGTAGTTCTGGCGACTTCGCTGTGATTGGCACTGATGCCTGGTGGCAGCGTATGAGCCAGGCAATGGACATTATTTGCGACCGTGCTGGCCGACCAGCGTGCAAAGTGCATGGGCTCAGAATGCTTGACCCAGCAGTGTTTTCAAGGTTTCCATTTGCGTCAGCAGACAGCACCAACATCGGTAGGAATGTCGGCATTGATAGCAAATGGCGAGGAACCTACACGCCACCGACTAAGGAAGCTCGAGCTGCTGTTATGCGCACCAGGATTGAGGCACACCAGGCGCAGGTGTTCTGGGATAGGAAGCAGAACCCTATTCAGCAGGGATTGTTTACATGAACCCACTGCCAACCAACATCGTCGCATTCAAGCTGCCCAAGAAGCCCAAGGTCAAAGAGAAGGATCCACTGCCAGATCAGCGCAAGGTTGCCATTGTGCCGATCAGGGCAGTGACTGACCGCAGGCTGCATGAAGCTGGGTTACGCCTGCTGATGACCATCTGCAGCTACAGCAACAGGGCTGGCATTACTTGGGTTGGCG